CCTGACGCTGTTAAATGCGTTGATTTTACGTCTACTGAATATCCACTCATAATTTAATCTCCTGTTAAGTGAGCTCCCGAAGGAGCTCACATTATTTTATTAGCTTAGATTATTATTTTGTTGGTACAAAATAGTAGCTCTAATTTCACCTGCTGAAGTAGCACCAGTACTCGTCCACGTCAATTTTAGGTCTGCAGTTCCTGTGTCAGCCCAAGCCAATGCACCACCGGCTTCTGTTGTTGGATATGCTCGTCCAACTCCTGAAGCGATTGTAACTGAATATGAGTTGAGTAAAGAAGTGTTACCACCAACTGTATCTCCAATACTGAAAACGCACGTAGCACCAGCCATTACGGTTGGTTTATCAAGTACGATATCAATAACTTGTGAGTTAGCTGGAATAACGACAGTTGTAGCGTTTGCCGCAGAAGCTCCACTCGCAAGTGCAGTACCTGTTGAAAACGTTTGTGCCATTACCACTTGTCCTGTGTTTTTAACATCATATCCAAGTGTAGTACCAGTAGTATATTTAATCGTTCCCGCTTTTATCGGTCCCGAAAATGTAGTTGTTGCCATGATTATAATCCTCCTAGTTAGTGAACGTAATCTCTAGGCCGTCGAGTATACTCGTTTACGTTCTATAAATAATTGTATACTAAATAAGCTATACCCCAAATTTAAATTTGGCGCAAGTGATCCTGTAGGTTTTGTATGATTTTTGATAGCGCTTAAGTGGCTATCGAAACTTCAGCCCGAGAATCTTCGATCTTGTTTATTCGGTGAGCAACTTTTGCTTCTTCTAACTTGATCTCAGTGATGATCTCTTTAATCTTATCATCAATCTTAACCATGTTAAGAGTATACTTACCCGATTCATTATACTCCTGCTCCCAATCTAACTCCAAGGACTTCTTTTGTTTGTACAGGTCTAGTGTCATATACAATTTCCTCGTATGTAATCCACTTACCACGTTTCGCAGTAAATCCATCAGACTCGAACTTTACCGCATTTTCTCCTAGTTTGTCAAGGATAGATTTTTCAATACTATCAACATTATCTTCAGCTTTAACATTGAAGTCAGCATAATAGCCATGGTATCGGATTTGTACTCGGAAGTTTTTCATAGGTAATTTCTATCTTTATTGTCGAAATGAGGCGATTTTGAGGCCGCCTCATTTCTAAGTTTTCTTAGGTATTACGCACCTTCAACACCGAAGATACCTCTAGGGTCAGACACGCCGTAAACGTATCTTGCTCTAGCTTTGTATCTAACGTTGCCAGTGTCAAAGTCCCCTTCCATCTTAGTTGTAAGAGGAGCTCTGTCAAAGTGTTTCATTCCATTAGGTACATCTGTAGTAATGTACCAAGCATCTGTGTCAGTTAAGAAATTATTCACTCTATAACCTTGAGGAATCATTCCCATAGACTTAACAGCGTTGATATCATTATCTGCAGTTCCTACTCTACCTTGAGATTTCATCAATCTCTCAGCAGTGAACTGACCAGCAGACGGGACAATCATTTTCACGCCTTTTGCAGCGATTTTTAAACCTCTTTCATCAGTTAGCGCAGCGATATCAATTAACGCTTGCTCTAATGAAGTTTCGTTTAAATCCGCTTGAGTAGTTAGGGTATTTTTAAAAGTACCCGCTACTGTAGGGTGTGAAACATTAAACAATGAAACNGCATCGCCTGAATCAAAATTGTCTACGCCAGGTAGACCTTGATTCAATGGANACGCAGCTTTAACTTGTTTAGTATTTGCCATCGATCTTGCTAGTGCTTTCGTGTATCTAGAAGCAAGTCTGTCATACAGATTATCTTCAATAGCTTCCTCAGTGATTGCAAAAGCGAGAGCGATAGTCTCGTTAGTGTATCTTGCTGTGAAAGTTTCTTGCGCTTGGTCAAAAGCAACTCCAGAACCTTCTGGTTTTACTAATGCGCCCGCGAAACCTGATAACATTACTTCTTCTTCAAAAGCTCTGTCAGATGACTCAGTAGTATAAATCTCAGCTCCCTGATCTTCATACTGTTTGTACTCCAGGCCAAANAAAGCNTTTAAACCTGGCTCTAGTTCTTTNACTAGNTGATTACGTGATATTGCCATGATTTATCTCCTTATATTCCAGCNACGTTGTTACCGAGAATATGTGCATTGATCATTACTCTATACACACACCCAGCCACACTCGTGTCTTGGTTATTGGTATCTCTGGAAATTCCTATTACTTTAAGCGGATTACTGATAGTTGTAGCAACTGTACCACTCATAGTTACACGCGAAATGTAATTTGGTGCGGCACCAGCTGTATACACGATATCTGCAGTTCCCCCAATGGAAGCTCTGCCCGGCGTAGCCGATGCAGTTCTTATTTCAAACATTTGTTGTGGGTCGCTGTTTACTAATACGTCAGCAATAGCAGCAACACTTGGCAAATAGTTCGACCATGTAGGTTTACTTGTAGTAGGATCAACATAATAAGCGCCATTAAGCGAGCCCACGTAGTTTACCACAGGGCCAGCAGCAGATACTGTTACGTATCCACTTGCAGCTAATAATACCGGATCGTTGTGGTATATAGCCGTAGCACTTGCAGCAACTTGGAATTCACCCAAGCCGCCATTATTGTCATTCTGACCAACTTTTCTTAAAGGTCTCAATCCGAAACCTGTTGTACTTTGGTTAGCCATAGTTTTTCTCCAAATGTAATTTACTTTTGTAAATTACGGTTAATAAAAATCGTTGGTTGGAATTGTTAAAAAATTAACTTTTCTTACCACCGAAGGTTGTACGAGACTGTCTATCAATATTGATAGGCATTCTTCCATCCTGTTCCTTCATTAGATCGTTATCTACTGCTTGCAACTGTTCATTGGCTAATTTAGCCATATAATCAGATCTTGCTTGCGCGATCTCTTCTGGTACCCTTGTCAGGACAAGGCCTCCGTGCCCGATCACCCCTGAATACTTGCCGTCTGGTATTGCTGGATAGTCATCTTCTGGATATTCATCGGCTCTTACTAACTCGTACCCGGATCTTAAGCGTCCTTGTACGTTTTTCGTGTCGACGTATCCTAGAATTTCTACCCTGACCCATCTGTGTCTGAACCCAGTTGGCGCGTTAGGTGTATCTAAGTACGATGGTGGAGTCCAAACTTGTTTACGTAAAGTCTTAGCTCTAGTNTGGCTCGCACGGGAAGATTGTTCTTTTTCTTTTTTCATATGCTTATTCCTCCTTCGTGAGTTGTAATTGTCTTGCATACTCTTCTAGTGGCACTCGTAATTTTTTAGCGATTGCTACCTGTGACGATGTGAGTTTCACAGTTTTGCGNCNAGTCTTTGAACTACGCGTTGCAGAGGCAACGTTTTGTGTAGGTTTACTAATCGTTTGCGTCACCTTACCAAATTTCTGAGGAAATTCAAGTCTTATTCTTTTATCTATTTCCTCGTAGTAAGAATCTGATTTTGGATCAAATCCTTCTTCTTCAGTAAGCTTCCTATGAAGATCAAAAGCGGTGTAGGTCATAGCGTTATCACGCCCAAACCAATCATTTTTATCTGCCCAATCCTCCGCTTTAGGATCCGGTGCAGCAGGTCTTTGTTGAACCGGTTGTTGAACCTGTGGTCTCTCTTTAGCAGCAGTTTCTTCCATTTTCTGTCTACTTTTGATTTCCGCAAGTTTACCTTGTTCATAACCTAATTGAGAGATTGCAGTTAAAGCTTCTACTTCAGCTTTCTTATCATCAGCTTCTCTTGAAGCTGCTAACTTAGCCTGTGCAGCTGCTAATGATGAAGTAATTCTACCTTCCATTTCTGAAGTGTAGTCTTTTTCATAATTAACGGCTTGAGAACTTAACTGATCTCTTTCTTTCATTATACGTTTAGCATAAGTAACAGCTTCTTCTCTCTGTCTTTCTGCTTCACGCATTTTTCTGGTAAGTTTAGCAATACGTTTTTTAACGCCATCACTATACTCTTCCATCTCTTTCTTTTGTGCTGGTTCTTTTACTTCTTCCTTTTTCTCTTGAACTGGTTCTTCGTTGTCCTTACTATCTCGAACATCCACTGACTCATCCAATTTCTCAGGTGTGTCATCGGACTTACTATCGTCTTGATTACTTGTTTCATTTTCAACTTTTCCTCCTTCTTCCTTTTTTTCTAAATCAATCTCAGTAGCTTTTTCGTCAGCATCACCAACATCAATTAGTTCTTCTTTTTTTATTGCTTCTTCTTTTACTTCTGGCATAGTTCCTCCTATGTTTAAATATCGTGGAATATATCTTCAGGGTTTTCCACGGTCGCTAAAACTTCATCATCATTCAAAAGTCTAACTTCACCCCCATCTATTTTAATCCTGGATCCGGCATATCTAGCAAAAATAATCCAACTACCCTTTTTACACCAATGGCCTTCAGGATATCTTTTTTTATCTCTGTAACAATCGGGTCCAACTTCTAGAACAAGTCCACAAGTCGATGCTACTTGTGCACGTTCAACAACATCATCAGTTATAATAATACCGCCTTTGGTTCTATCCTTCATTTTAAAAGGTAAAACTAAAAGTCTCCAACCCGTAGGTTTGGGTAATTTAGCTGATTCTGCTGTTAAATCTTTTTTAGGTTTTTCTGGTTCTTTATCGTATTTTTCCTGGAGAGCTTCCTTACGTTTTGGAACCTCCGTCGGGTTTGATGCTAATAACTGTTCCGTCATCTTTTTGCTCCTTTTTTTCAAGCAGGCTGGATATTTCCTGACTCAGATACTGATATGTTCGTATCTGTCCCAACATATATTGATATTTCTCCATATTGTCAATACCGCCGGAAACCATAGCTGCGACCACATCATCATGTCTCATCTTAATGATTCTTTTAATTTTACTTATAAATACTAAATCTTCCATTATTTCTTCTTTTTTCTCTTTTTCTTTTTTGGCACTGGCTTACTACCATAAGCTTTTGTCCATTCTTTTGCAATCTTAGGTTCATTTTTCCAGAGATATCTACGTTGTTTTTCTGACCTAAAAGGCATTAACAGTTCCAAGCTCTTAGGGATTTATTGATTCTACTGTTAGGATCTCTAGCTGTTTTAGCTGATGTTAGTTTCTTCTTCATACCCCCCATTCTAGCACAAAAACTAGATCTTCTTTTATTACCTACTTTTTTGCTAGGTGCTTTTAAAGTTCCTTTTTTATAACTTGCACGACCTTTAGCATTTAATCCTCCTTTGGGATTCTTGCCTTCTTTTCTTTGCCATGCTGCAGTTTTAGCCATTATCTTTTTTTAGCTGTCCTTGCAGATCGTTTAAATTGTTTAGCAGTAGGAGCACCTTTACTTCCAGGCTTTCTCATTTTTTCTCCACTACCTGCTTTGATTCTTTTTCTTTTAGCATGAATGTTTGCGTATAAACCTCGTTTAGCCATTACAGTTCTCCTTTAGGTATGTTGTAATCTTTTAATACTTGTAATTTTTCTTCTGCTGTTGCAATTTTATGTAGCTGACAATCTAATTCTTTTTGATGATTAAGATGTTCACTAACCCCAACTGAATTTTCTAATAGTAATTTAATAGTAGCATCCGCTGCTGCTATTTCTGCTTCATACTGTTTTTCTAATGCGTCTATCAAGACTCTTCTCATTAGGCTGATTTTCTTTCTCTCGCCATTTTTTTAAATGTTTTAGCTAAGGCTTTAGCTCTACCTGTACATCCTGGTTTAGTAATAGGAGTACATTTTCCTTTCGTTCCTCTTTTCTTAATTGATTTATTAACTGATTGAATCCAATTACCATCTTTAAGTCCAACACGACCCCCTGAAGCATAAACTCTTCTTTTACTTTTCATAGGGAAGGATGCTGTTGAATCAAAATATTGTGGCATTATTTTAGCTCTTTTACTATTCTACGTTTTTCTTCTTTAAGATTTTTTTTACCTTTTCTAGTGTATCCTTTTTCAGCGTCTACACGGCCAAGTTCTTCTAAACGATTCTCTCGTTTAGTATTACGTCTTTCAATACCATGACCTCTTTTAGAAATATCACCCATATTATCTATTTATCTTACCAGATTTTTTAGCTTTACTTCCAAATTTTCCGTAAGACTCATCTCTGCTTGCTTTTAATTGTGCAGGTGTTCTTTTCTTTTTAATTCTCATTGCAATAGATTCGTCTTTTCTATCTTTGTAACCTTGTTTTTTAACTTTGCCACCTTTCTTCATACCACTTCCGTATGGAAATCTGACATTGCTTCTTACTCCGTTTTGTCTCATTATTTTTTCCCCTTCATTAATGCTCTACCAAAACCACGTTTTGCAATTCCAGTAACACGACCACCTTTTTTAAGATTCATTGGATAACGAAATCTATGTGGATCGCCGATAGGTATCCTATCAAATTTAGTACCAGTACCGCCTGTCATGATAGGATCTTCATAAGTCCCACCCGTATAAGCTCTGTCTGATGTCATTAATTCTTTAGCTTTAGCCATGGCATTTCCTGGTGCATCTGTCGCTCTTTTTCTACCTAACTTAGTAGCACCATAAAGAGCAGCACCTAATGCAGCAGCTTTACCAGCTTTTTTTAATAGTTTTTTTAGTTTAGCCATAATGTTAATTCCTATTCTAATTGCTAATATAACGCAACTTATTTTTTTCCTCCGCCATTACGGAATATCTGCGTTCCCTTAATGCCAAAAACGCTCGCCACGACGAGAATCCATAAATTAGTGAACCATTTCGGTAGGTTCGAGAAATACTCAAAAAAAATCTCTATCTTCTCCATAGCCGCCGGATCCTCTGTCCACACCGACCAAGCAAGCACAATTATGGGCAACGTTAATATCGCAAGTACAATTTCGTCCTTGTAATCGTTTTGCCGAGCTTCTAAAAG